TGAGACGGCGTTCGACCATGCCTATGAATGGTACACCTCGGGTCCACGGCAGCGTCTGCAGCCTGGTGGGGCCATCATCCTTGTTATGACACGTTGGGGCAAGAAAGACCTCACAGGGCGCCTCCTGGAGTCCCAGGGCAGCGACACGATGGCCGACAAGTGGGAGGTGGTGGAGTTCCCTGCAATTCTACCCTCTGGCTCTCCTCTGTGGCCTGAGTTCTGGGAAAAAGATGCGCTTCTGTCTATCAAGGCCTCGCTGCCCGTACAGAAGTGGGAAGCACAGTGGCAACAGCAGCCCACCAACTCGGAGTCGGCTATTATCCGCCGCGAGTGGTGGAAGGACTGGGAGAAAGAAAAGATCCCGCAACTGAGCTACATTGTTCAGGCATATGATACGGCCTTCTCGAAAAAGGAATCTGCTGACTATTCGGCCATCACGACCTGGGGTGTATTCAAGCCCGAGGACGGCGGTCCCGACAACATTATTCTGCTGGACGCCCGTCGTGGGCGTTGGAATTTCCCTGAACTAAAGGAGGTTGCCTATGAGGAGCACGAATACTGGGAGCCGGACATGGTGCTGGTCGAAGCGAAAGCAACTGGTTTGCCACTCATTGACGAGTTGCGGCTCCGCGGTATTCCGGCACTTGGGTTTTCTCCGGGCAAAAAGAAAGGGTCGGGTGGCGTAGATAAAATCACCCGCATGCACATGGTTGCCCCCTTGTTTGAGGCTGGTGTAGTATGGGCCCCAATGAAGAAGAAGTTCGCGGACGAGGTCGTGGAAGAGATCGCGTCATTTCCCAATGGTGACCACGACGACTTCTGTGATAGTATGACGTTGGCTTTGATGCGTTTTAGACAGGGTGGATTTATTTCTCTGCAGAACGAAGAGGAGTTCAACGACGAATGGAGGCCCCGTAAGCGGGAGTATTATTGATGGCACTACCACCAAACCCGATGGGGTCGCTAGTCGACTCAGGTATTCGACCCGAAGACGCAGCAATGATGGATTCTGTCGAGGTGCAGGTGGATGCGCCTATGGAGTTTCCTGGCGGCGCGGAAGTGATTGACGACGGCCAAGGCGGCGCCATTGTCCAAGCTCTGGAGGGTTTGACCCCAGAGCAGCTGATGATGGGCGCTGACATACCGTTTGATGCCAACCTCGTCGAATATCTCGATGACGGAACGCTGGGTGAATTGTCCAGCGATCTACGTGGTCTGTACGAAGACGACCTAGAATCGAGGTCCGAGTGGGAAGACACCTACGTAAACGGCCTGGATCTGTTGGGTCTGAAAACCGTAGAGCGCACTGTACCGTTTGAGGGCGCCTCTGGTGTAACGCATCCGCTGATCAGCGAGAGCGTAACTCAGTTCCAAGCACAGGCCTACAAGGAGCTGCTACCCTCTGGCGGACCTGTTCGCGCTAACGTGCTGGGTGCGAAGACCCAGGAACGTGAGGATCAGGCCAACCGCGTCAAGGACTTCATGAACTTCCAGATCACTGAGGTGATGGAAGAGTACGATCCGGACATGGATCAGATGCTGTTCTACCTCCCGCTGTCTGGCTCGACCTTCAAGAAAGTGTATTTCGACCCCACCAAACAGCGTGCGGTGTCGAAGTTTATCCCTGCACAGGATCTGGTTGTTCCGTACTCGGCCTCTGATTTGTACACGGCCAGCCGCGTGACGCATGTGCTGCGTATGGACATGAACGAAGTCCGCAAGATGCAGGTTCTTGGTGTCTACTCAGACGTTGATCTGCAGCCCAACGATGAGGATGACACCACCAACAAGGTCCGAGAGAAGGTCAACGAGCTAGAAGGCCTGTCGAAGAACTACACAGACGATGTGGCTACCATCCTAGAGATGCATGTCGACTTGGATCTCGAAGGGTTCGAGGACACAGATCCGATGACCGGTGAGTTCACTGAGGTGAAGCTGCCGTACATCGTGACGTTGGACGAGGGATCGGGCAAGGTTCTGTCGATCCGTCGGAACTATGACGCCAACGACCCCATGAAGCGGAAGCGTCAATATTTTGTCCATTACAAGTTTATGCCGGGCCTGGGCTTCTATGGCTTTGGCCTGATCCACATGATCGGCGGCCTGGGCCGCGCTGCAACAAGCTTGCTGCGTCAACTTATTGACGCTGGCACGCTGGCCAACTTGCCGGCAGGCTTTAAGGCCCGCGGCGTGCGTGTGCGTAACGACGACGAGCCACTGCAGCCTGGGGAATGGCGCGACATTGATGCACCCGGTGGCAGCATTCGTGACGCTATCATTCCGCTGCCTTACAAAGAGCCGTCGGCTACGCTGGCGACGATGCTTGGCGGTTTGATCCAAGACGGCCGTCGTTTCGTAGCACTGGCTGACCAGCAGCTTGGCGACATGAACCAAGAGATGCCGGTAGGCACCACTGTCGCGTTGATCGAGCGCGGCATGAAGGTGATGTCGGCTATCCACAAGCGCCTGCATTACGCACAGAAGACCGAGTTCCGTCTGCTGGCCCGCATCTTTGCGGAGAACCTACCGCCGGAATATCCGTATGAGGTGGCCGGCGCCCCGTCGCAGATCAAGCAGCAGGACTTTGATGCGCGGATCGACGTGCTTCCTGTCAGCGACCCGAACATCTTCTCGATGGCCCAGCGCGTGACGCTGGCTCAGACGCAGCTGCAGCTGGCCCAGTCCAACCCGCAGATGCACAATCTGCATGAGGCGTATCGCCGGATGTATCAGGCGCTCGAGGTGCAGAACATCGACGCCATCCTGCCTCCGCCACCGCAACCACAGCCGCAAGACCCCGCAGTGGAGAACGCCGCTATCATCAACGGCATGACACCGCAGGCCTTCCCACAGCAGGACCATGACGCCCACATCAAGACGCACTTGGTGTTGCTCGAGCTGGCCGTGTTGCAGTCGGCTCCGCCGGTGTTGGCGGCCTTGTTCAGCCACGTACTGCAGCATGTCAGCTTGAAAGCCCGTGAGCAGGTGGATCAAGAACTGCAGCAGATTGGCCAGCGTCCGCAGGATCAGATGCAGCAAATCCAGCTTATGGTTCAGGCTGGGGCGATTGACATGCAAACGGCGCAGATAATGATGATGGACGCTCAAAACCAACAAACGCCGCAGTTTACTCCGGAGCAGATCGAGGCCCGCGTGGCACAGGTCACCGAGGAGCTGATGGCAGAACTGGCACCGCGTCTAGCCTACAAAGGCAAAGAAGACGGCAGCGACGATCCTCTGGTGCAGATCCGCATGAAAGAGCTGGATATCAAACAGATGGAGGCCAACCACAAGCTGGCCATCGATCAGGCCAAGCTAGAACTGGAAGGCCTGAAGGTCGAGCAGCGCGCTGTTACCGACGCTGCCCGTCTCGAGCTGCAAGAGCAGATTGCGGACGACCGCAACGAGGTGAACCGGGAACGCATTGCCGTACAGGCGGCAGGTATGATGGGGAGAAACCAAAATGCCTCTTAAAAAGGGATCATCACAGGCCACCATCAGCTCTAACATCGGCAAGCTGCGAGACGAAGGCTACGATCAGAAGCAGGCTGTGGCCATTGCCTTGTCCAACGCTGGGAAAAGCAAGAAAACCCAGAAGAAACGAGATGGCGGTATGATCAGCGCTTTCAGCAAAGCTGCCCGTCCGCAACGCTTTTCGGGAGTATTCTGATGCGCGATATAAATGAAATCATCATCCACTGCACGGCTACTCGCCCGGAGTGGTGGGCAGACCGATCGGCCGAGGAAAAGGTCCGGGAGGTTCGGCAGTGGCATTTGGACCGGGGATGGTCGGATGTGGGGTATCATTATCTGATCGACAGAGATGGAACGGTGGTTCCTGGTCGCCCGGTGGAAAAGACCGGGGCTCATGTCAAGGGACACAATAGCGGGACCATTGGGGTTGCGCTGTTTGGCGGCCACGGTTCGGCGGCCACGGACCAGTTCTCGGACAACTTTACCCAAGAGCAGGCCGATGCACTGACCTATCTGTTGGCAGAACTGCAACAGAAATTCCCGTCGATCAACAAGATCAGCGGTCACAACGATTACACCAACGGAAAATCCTGCCCTGGGTTTAAAGTAGAACCATGGCTGAGAAACAAACCAGCGCCCAAACCGCGCACGTCACTGACGCAGTCGAAGACGATCCAAGCTTCGCAGGTCACCAAGATTGCGAGCGCTGTTACCCCGTTGGTTGGCGTTTTCGGTGGGCTGGAGTGGCCGCAGCTGTTGATCCTGTCGATCCTATCGGTGGTGGTCCTGGTGGCAACCGGGATCATTGATCTTGAGCGTATCAAGAAGTGGAAAGCAGGAGATCGCTAGTGTTTCTGCTTGGCCGCTTGAAGACATATCTGGCTGTTGCGGGGGCTGTTTTGGTTGCCATTGCTGCAGCATATCTTCGCGGTAAGAAAACCGCGGAGCATGAGTTTGAAAGAGAGGCCGACAAGCACTTGATTGAAAGCATGAGAGTGCGTCGTGATGTGGAAAATGAGATTGAAACCTTGGATGATACTGGTCTCAGCGACCGCGCTTCTAAGTGGCTGCGCAAAGTGGATGGTGACTGACACTTACTGCGACATCGCCAAACCGCATTTATTTGCGGACCAACATGTTGTAGACTGGTTGTTGAAGAACGACAGACTGCTTTTAACGGACACGCTTGTCCACAACGAAACCTACGCCCGGCGCTGCCCAGCGCGCACAGGAGACAGTTAAATGCCAACGATTGTAATTAGCCTGCTCAGTGATGAAGGCATCCCTGTCGATAAGATGGAAGAGAATGACAACGGCGACAGCTGCCCGTTGGCTACTCAAGACCCTGATCTAAACGACGAGAACAAGATGATCGCGGAGGAAAAGGCCGCATATCGTGACCCCGCGAACGATGGCGGTTTTCGTAATGACGAGGTGTGCGGCAACTGCGGCGCCTACAACCAGACAGAAGACATGCTGGACTGCATCGGCGTTGATGACGACGAAGATTCGCTGGGTTATTGCCAGATCTTCAAGTTTGTCTGCGAAAGCATGTACACCTGCGACAAGTGGGTAAGCGGCGGACCGATCAAAACCGATCTACAGAACGAATACCGCGGAGATATCCTGTAATGGATGTTGTTGATTTCGCGAGGTATATGTATAAGGTACTACGAGAGCGCGAACAAGATATTGCCAACGCTCTTGCAAATGGTGCTGCTAAAGACTGGGAGCAGTACAAAATGATGGTGGGCGAGATACGGGGCATCGTCTACGCCAGAGAAGAGTTCAAAGCCCTGCTGGAGAAAACCGCAGACGATGTCGAAGACCTTATATCTTCCTGATCATGTCGCGCAGAAAATTCAGAAGGACCGGGATGCCGCTGCAAAAGCGGAAGACGGACCTTCGGTAGAAAGCGCGTATGTGGATTCCAAGGAACGCGTGCTGGACCCCAGCCTCCTTGAGAAACCCTTGCTTGAACGCCTTCCGCAACCCACAGGGTGGCGGATTTTAGTTATGCCCTACCAGGGAACTGCAAAGACCACTGGTGGGTTGTACATCCCCGATGAAGTTCGGGAACGAGAAGCGGTGGCCACGGTTGTGGCTTACGTTCTCAAGGTGGGCCCGCTGGCCTACAAAGATCCAAACAAATTTGGCCCGGACTCTGATCCGTGGTGCAAGGAAGGTCAGTGGGTAGCCATTGGCCGTTACTCGGGTTCCCGTTTCAAGATCGACGGCGGCGAAGTTCGCATCATTAACGATGACGAAGTAATCGCCACGCTCTTGGAACCCACGGACATCCGTCAGGTCTAGGAGGCAGAACATGTCAGATGAAGTACAAGAAGCCCTGGACGACGAAGACACCGGCGTTGAGGTAGAGATTGATGGCGACGACGGCGGTTCTGATGAACCGCGTCAAGGCCGCCAAGAAGCGGGTGGCGACGAAGAGCTGGAAAGCTACAGCAAGAACGTCCAGAACCGCATCAAGAAGCTGACGGAAAAATACCGTAAAGAGGAGCGTGACCGCGAGGAAGCAACCCGCATAGCGCAGCAGCTCTTGAACGAAAATCAGCAGCTGAAGACTCGCATGCAGTCCTTGGACCGTGGGTATCTGACGGAGTATGGGTCGCGCTTGGAAGCGCAAGCGGCGCAGCTGAAAAAAACATACCGCGAAGCGTATGACGCAGGCGATGCAGACAAGATGCTAGAAGCCCAAGAGGGCATGGCCCGGCTTACTGTTGAGCAGGAGCGCCTTCGGGTGGCTAAACAGCGGCAGGAGATAGCTCAGCGTCAGACAGCTCAGTATGCCCAGCAGCCACAGCAGCCGGTACAACAACAGCCTGCACCCCAAGCCAAGCCTGATCCCAAAGCCCAGTCCTGGGCGGAAAAGAACGAGTGGTTTGGGACTGACGAAGTAATGACCTATGCGGCGTTTGGGATTCACCGCAAACTTGTCGAAGAAGAGGGCTTTGACCCGACGAGCGATGAGTACTATACTGAGGTCGATCGGCGGATGCGTTCGGAGTTCCCGAACAAGTTCGCTGCCAAGAAATCGGGTGGAGCACAGGTCGCCTCTGCTGGCGCTTCAGCATCCCGCAGTACAGCAAAACAGGGGCGCAGGTCGGTGAAGCTGACACCTTCGCAGATCGCTATGGCAAAGCGGCTAAATGTGCCGCTTGAAGAATATGCCAAGTATGTGAAGGAGTGATCACATGGCCGACAACCGTACCCCGCGCGCAAGCGCAACACGCGAAAAAGAAACGCGCCGTAAACCTTGGGCACCGCCCAGCCGCCTAGATGCTCCGCCCCCGCCTGACGGGTACGTGCATCGTTGGATTCGAGTCGCAATGCGTGGCGAGGATGATAAGACGAACGTCTTTACCAAGCTGCGTGAAGGATGGGAACCTGTCCGCGCTGACGAGTATCCTGATTACGAAGCCCCCGTCATCGATGACGGGAAGTATGCTGGCGTAATCGGCAACGGTGGCTTGATGCTGTGCCGTATACCTGTCGAAACTGCTAACGAAAGATCCGCGTATTACGGGACCCGGACCCGCGAACAAATGCAGGCTGTCGACCAGGACCTGATGAAGGAGCAACATCCTTCAATGCCGATCTCTAATAGTCGGCAAAGTCGTGTCTCGTTCGGTGGACGTGGTTCCTCCGAATAAACTGAAAGCTAAAGGAGCTGAAAAATGGCCAACGTAAATGGCGCATTCGGTCTTCGTCCCATCGGCAAGATGGGTCAGAACACCAACAGCACCGGTGCTACCGAGTATCGTATTGCAGCAGGCAACACGAACGCGATCTATCAGGGCTCTCCTGTCATCCCTCTGGCTGCCGGTGTCATTGACATCGTAGGCGCAGCTGCGGGCGGCACTGTAGGTCTGCTAGGTGTGTTCTGGGGCTGCGAATACGTTTCCTCGACCACTGGTAAAACCGTCTGGTCCAACTACTGGCCCGGTTCGGGTGCTGATACGAACTTCCCCGTTAAGGCATATGTCTATGACGATCCCGCACAACTGTTCGTGATCGCCACCGGCAACGTGACCGCTTCGTGGGATACTGAAGCTGAGCTGCGTGCTGCGATCTTCTCGAACGCAAACTTCGGCACTGCCACTTCGGGTTCGACCACCACTGGTATTTCGTCCGGTTACCTGGACACCAATACCATCGCCACCACCAACACCCTGAACCTGCGCATTATGGGCATTCAGGAAGATCCGGAGAACTCGGATTTCACCGTTGCTGGTATTCCTGTAATCGTTCGTTTGAACAACCACTTCAACTCGCCAAACGGCGCGATTGCTGGTGGCACTGTTTCGACGACCGGCGTCTAAGGAGGGCTAACACATGGCTATCTCGCGCGCACAACTCGCGAAAGAGCTGGAGCCGGGTCTTAACGCCCTCTTCGGCATGGAGTATGCTCGGTACGAAAACCAGCACTCCGAAATCTACACCACCGAGTCCTCAGATCGTGCATTTGAG